AAATCCTTGCGGCACCATCCGCTGCACTTTCATTGCAGTCGGATTCAAATGCGCCATCAGCTCCCACGGCGGGCGTAAATAAACTTCCGGCGCAATAAGCTCCACGCCAGTATTAAACCGCAGCCAAGCGCCAGGCTGAATATACTTCCAGCACTCAACATGCCGAAAGCCGCTTTTCAGGAACCGCCAGAACGGCGAACGAGCTTCAACACGCGATTTCGGATCGAGTTCCATAAAGACGACCCATAGGTCAATACTGTGGTGATACGCGGTATCAACCAGCGACGGACCTTCTCGAATAATTCCTTTAGCCATCGAACGGCGACCATCCGAAACCTCCTACGGTTGCGTTAACCACTTGCGGTTGTATGGGCCCCTTGGGCATTCGCATCCCAACGGGAGAGTCAGCAACCGAATGCTCGCCGGCGTCCATCAGTGCGTACTCCAGTGCTTCGCAAACGTGAGACCATAAATTTTTATCAGGTACGTCCTTGAACTTCTCCGTACCGGATACCTTGATGCGCTTGTATTGAAATGCGCCGGCCAAGCCTTTGCGGATGTGCTTGCACTTAGGCGACACCAGTATGCCCGGTCCGCCGTTGACCATGCGAGTCAGCGGCCGATCCAGCGCGCCACGGCGCAAGCTGGGATCGTTACCGGATGCAGCAAGTGCCGGTATGCCGTTGTTCCGTAAAACCTGAAAGGCTGTACTGGAATCGGAGTCGGCACGACTGTCGCCTGAAGGGTCGCCGCGAAACACAAATTTAAGCGACTCGGTGTCGTTCTTGTTGACTCCGATCTCGCCGCGAATCTCGGCGCACTTCACTTTCAACTCGTTGGCCAGTTTAACTGCGTCGCCATCCTCGAACACGATCTCGTCGAGAACGTGCCAGCGGCCTTCCGGTATCCGTTGCGCGAACGCTGCGGCCGGCGTTAAACCAAAGTCCAGGCCAACGTAAATGGGAATGCCCAGCATCGGCTTCAAAATAGCCTTGGCGCGATGTACCGATTCCTGGTAGTCCGAATGTACCGGCTTGCCGTCTATCGACAGGCCGATCTCGTTGGCCAAGTTGACCTTGATCCAGTCGTCCTTGTGGCCGGCGATCTGTCGATGGTAGTAGTCCTTGCGCAGAACGATCAGATTCTCGGCTTCGGGGTTGACCCGCCAGTAAGTGCCGTTCTCCGAGCGCGCCGCCTCCGGGTGATCCGCCTCGCAAGGCATTACTGCACCGGGCTGGGTGAAGAACTCGTAGTCAGGCATCTTACCTTCGAGCCAGTCCTGCTCCCACTGAACCAGCCAGTGATCCTCGTCCCATGCGTTAGTATCGGCGATCCAGCCAACCCACGAAGAAAATCCGGGAGTCGGGTAACGATCGATACGACCCATTACCATGTCGGGAACCGCTTTAGGCAGCTCCTTGACCTCGTTCAGCCAGGCGAAGGTGTATTGGGTACCGCGAAGCTTACGCACATCGTCCGGACGGTCCAGTGCCAGGAAGTCGATCTCGGCCTCAACGCGGGTACCGTCGGGCAGATCGAAATCGAACTTGAACATGGGCGGGTGCCCGTTGATCAGTCGACCCATTACCGGCGATACACACTCCTTGAACTCGCGGATGGTGGTAGTCTGCAAATCAGGATAAGTGTTCCGAATAGCGGCTACACGAGACTGCCTGACGCCAGCGGCGTTGGGGCGCTGCTCGCACAGCAGCTTGATGATCTTGAATACAACCGCTTTGGTTTTACCCGAACCCAGCGGCCCGCGAATGATCTGTACGTCCTTGGTGCTCTGCCCTAGCGCTTGCAGGGTCGCACCCTGCGGGCGATACCGGACCGTGCTGCCGGATACTTTCGCCATCAGTGCAGAACCGCGGGCGTGTCGTCGGTGTAGTCCCCGGCCGGATCAGCTACATCAACCACTTCCCCCGTCTCCAAGTTCTTCACTTTCAACACCCGCAGCTCGACCAGCACTTCAGCAACCCCGCCAAGCCGCATCCGGATAAAAGACCCGTACCGGTCACCGTTGAGCAAATCCATTGTGATGACACAGATGTCCTTCTCTTCCGAGATATTATCCACCGTCGATCACATCGGCGGAGCCTTCCACACGGCCGGAGTAGTCAATGTCGATGTTAACCTGCACCTTCTGGCCCTCGTCCTGTCCAACCCCGATCGCCTTGCCTTGCAGCTCCAGCGCCCGGATATACGCCCCTACGTTCACTTCTTCGTGTCCGGTGGGCACGCCCTTGTACAAAATAGCCTTGGGGTTAAGCGCAATCTCTTTAGCCTTCTCGGCGTCGGACAATATCTTGTCCTTGTTGACCACCAGCGACTCCACTTTCTCGGCCTGCATCAGCTTGAAAGCTTTTACGAAGTCGGGGTGACAGCGCCAGCGATACAAGGTCGTACGCTCACAAGGATAGCCGGCCAGCTTCATCACGCGCTCGGCATGCGCGTAAGAATCGCACTCGAGTAATGCCCGTGCATAAAACCGTTGGGTAGGTTTTAACTTGCGTTCTGCAACGACTAAAGCAGGCTCCCGCTTGCTTTTCTTACTGGCAACAGGGGATTTCGCTTTTAACGGCAACCCCGGCGGTTCGGGTTTTACCCGTACCGCTTCAACCAAAGGCAGCACATCGTCCAGAAAGTCGCTCATCCCACCGATATCAGCATGGAGCCGGTCTTCTTGCCCTTAGAAGCCAGAGCCATCAGCTCTTGGTTAACCTCGTTGGCAGACGGCCCGTGGCGCATGTCGATGGCCGCCATCACGGCCTGATACAAGTCGGCGTACTCCATCTCAGCACCGGCCGCATTCGCGCCGTGCTTCGCCACCACCCGTTCCCGCAGAAACATCATGATGTCGCGGTAGGTCTTCCAGTCGCGCCGGCAGGCCGCTTTGACCGCTTGGCGCCGGACGTTGTACATGTCCATCTGGCCGATATCGAGAGTTTTCTTGACAGCGAAGGGCGATTGCGGCTGGAGCTGGTATATCTCCACACCGTCCTGCGTCTCGACGTGCCGGTAGTCACCGGACTTGCAGAAGTCGTTATGACGTTTTAAGGTCTCAGGATTGGACTGAGCACGACGGAACCATACGTACTCGCCGTCGGTCCACCAAATCCGATCGACGCCATTCTGCCCACCGGATTGCATCACGGGAGCCCGTTTGGACAAACCGGTGGTCGGCGCTTCTATCTCCAGCCACGAGTCGTCGTCGAGCGTTATCTCGTCGTTCGGCAGAACGTCGTCCAGAAAGTCCGCCGAGCTTATACCGTTAACCTGCGAGTACATCGCTAATGGTTAGAGCGAACGCAATGAGCCAGTTTGTAATCTGCATAGTCGTGTCTTCCTAACTTACCGTGACTTCTGATCTCCATGATCCCGCCGTTCTGCCGGCACGCCTGGCGTCGAAGTTCATACTGTTCTCGAGCTTGGATCAGCCGATCGTCACTATCATACCGCTGCTGTTCCGTTAACGGCGAACAGGCCATTATCAGCAACAGCGGCAGCAGTTTGTGCATGATCGGTAAGAAACCCTGTTTTGAGTGAACTCGCCCCCTCAAGACGCTTGGCGACTCGAAGGGGCGAGCGTTTTATCGAGCAGACCTCGTAACACGCCGGCCGCGGAGGGCTGAGCGTTTAACCGGGGGACGGTATTACGATTTGATGGTCCGCACGTTTGCAGGAGATATCCCCCACAACTTGTATGGTGAAAAGTGTCCCCTGAACGAAATCAAGGTGTTACGATGATACGCTGTCGCGTATACCGGCGGCTTATACGTTGTAGCGTATGACGATCGTCTGCTTTTAAGAGCAGGCTATCCCGGATAAGCTGCGCTTAAAAGCGTGTGCGCGTGTAACGTTTAGACGTTAAGTGTTTGATTGACATCGATTTAATTTCAAAATTCGAATTTTGCGCGGGCAGGGGTAACGATATTCGCGGCATCCGCATTCCGAAAGCCCTTTTTCTGAGGCGCGCCAGCGAGACCCCTACCCCCCGTCTCAACGTCATACGGCCAGCCAGGCTGGCCGTGTCAACGTAACCTGGTCGCAGCGCCATGCTGTAGGCCGCATAAATGCTAGGCCATGTTGAGCATATCAGCGTGTCAATCAGACACATGTTAGGTTGACACCTTATAAGCGTATGACGGTGACGTACTGGCCGGGCTTATGGTCACAGGGTAGGACAGCGCGCCGTGTGCTTGTGTTGACATCCTTTCAACTGATCCGCGTCGCTGGCTTTCAACAGTCCCCCCACACATAGTGTGTGGGGGGACACTGTTGAGAACGCCATTTTGCCCTATTGCAACACTTGCAACAGTTGCAGCCGTGTTGCAAGTGTTGCAACCGTCATAAGCTTATAAGTTTCAATGATTTACGTTGCAACATGGGGTGTTGCAAACCAACACCCGCAACAGTGTTTTAACTTGTATATACAACCCCCTTATATTAGATGTTGCACATATAAGCCCGACTTGCCGATTTACCCTGGCGAATCAATAACTTACGTTGCAACACCATTTGCAACACTTGCACGTGAAACCATGTTGCAAGTGTTGCAAGCTATGTTTCAAGCATAAGTTATTGATATTCCAGGATATTTATTTTCATGTAAACCTATCTATTCCGGCTCGTGTTTACACGATAAAACCGGCTCTGAAAATAAATGGGGTTACTTTGACATTATTTTGGCTTAGGTATGCCGTTTTTGAGACGTTTTGCGCAAATTACGAAAAGTATCCGCTATCGGGGCTACCTAAAATCAATAGCTTGCGAGCGATATCAGGTATTTAATTGCTTCCCCTGAGAATGAGCGTATAACGGTAACCGTTCACTGACTGGAGCTAATGACAATGAACAAGCGCTACACAATGAAAGTACATAAAGGCGGCCAAACGTTAGTCTTGACGCTTGCAAATCACGAAGTCGCATGGACAACATACGGCAGCATGCCGAAAGCAGTTAGCTGTGATTTACCGGAAGCTGAGCGGCACGCGGTATTTAGTCACGCTGAAACCGCTATCGAAGCGGTTGAGAATTTTTTCAGCCTTTAATCGTTCACTGACGGGAGAGAAGCGATGAGATATGACAAACAAGTAGAAAACGTTTCTGCGGCTCTACAAACTTTACATCGATTCGCAATCAATCACAGTAATGACAGTGCTCTTAGTGTTTCTGTAATGAGATTGGCTGTTCAGTTTTATGAGCTACTCGGCGACAACTTCAACACAAGCGAGCTTGGTGGTGACTTCTATTTCGAGTTGATAGAACAATCTAGGCTAGATAAGAAATGATAAAAACGCTTGCAGTTACCAAAAGATAGGAGCTAATACCATGAACAACATTATTGAAAACTACCGGTCCGTTTCTAAGGAAATAGGCTGTATATGGCGCAATGATAAGTATGACATGGACCGACCGGCGGATATTGCCCGCTACGTGGCACGTATCCGTTATTCGTTTCCCGGCGGCTATTCGTTATACGCTATTACCGACGACGGTGGCACGCTTTGCGCGGACTGCTGCCGGTCCGAGTATTGGCAGATCGCGCATTCTAATCCCGGCGACGGTTGGCACGTTATCGCTCTTGATATCGAGACGGAATATCAAGACTTAAACGAGCCGGACTGTGATCCGGATTACGAACCGAATTATTGTTCGCACTGTAGTGAGCAAATAGGCTAATAAGGGTATTTTCGAGGGAGCTAATGACATGAATATCAAAACTGCCGAAGATATAGCCGCGCTGGCCGATAGCGCGTCAAGCGACTTGGCAGCGCGTCGCATTATCAACAAAGCGTATCGCGCACAAGATGAATCGCACTTATGGCCTATTCGCGGTCGGTTCAATGTGACCAACCGGGCGATTCGCCGCGTCAATGCGATTGAACGGCACAATGGCGCGATGCGGACACTCGAATATTGCTATGCAATCGAATCCGTGATGTCTGAAATTGTGAACAGCGATATTTAGGCGCCCGAAACACTGGCTCTGGCCAGTGTCTACCAGCCGCCTTAAGAGCTGGTACTGATGAGGAGCTAATACCATGACCACAATAAGCATGAACAGACCGGACGCAGAAGCAATTGAGCGAGAAGCACAATTGCCATTAAGACAACGTGAATTCGAGGATTATATGCAGCCTCACTACAACGAAGTAGCAGCCATTGAGGCTGCCGGCTTTGAAGATGATAGCTGGCACAATGACGTATGCGTCTCGTTTGTACGGCCTATTCTTTTCCATGACCGACCGGACGGACGCTACATCAAGATATGGTCAGACGCCCGCGATCCCGGCGAGCGTGAAATGCAAGGCGCGCGGTTTCTGGTATGCGTCTACGACGAGTGCGACCAAGTCGCGGAACTGTACAACGGCGATTCGCTGGCCGATGCGCTCGGGGCTGCTGATTCATTCGACCCGACAGAATGAGCCTTCTAGTCGGCTGCGAATCATCCGGCACGGTGCGCGACGCTTTCCGGGCACGCGGCATTGACGCCTATTCGTGTGACTTGCTGCCGGATCAGTCCGGCAGCCCTTACCATATTGTCGGCGACGTATTAGACGTGATCGCCTCGCGGCATTGGGACGCGCTGATCGCGCACCCACCATGCACCTATCTATGCTGCTCTGCGGAATGGGCCTACAGAGACGTACAGACCAAAAATATCAAGCCGGGCACGTTAACAGGCGCTGCGCGCCGTGCTGCCCGTGAAAAGGCATTAACGTTTGTTTTCGATCTTTGGAACTGCGGCATCGACCGGTTGTGCATAGAAAACCCGGTCGGCGTCATTAACTCGCGGCTATCCGATATGCCGAAGCCGCAATATATACAGCCATACGATTTCGGCGAGGATGCCAGCAAAAGGACCGGTTTATGGATTCGCGGCTTTCCTTTGCTGAGGCGCACTAGACGGATTGCCGGCCGCCAGGTTGAGCACAACGGCAAGCTTGTTGAACGGTGGGCTAATCAGACTGACTCGGGACAGAACCGGCTTGGACCGTCCGAGGATCGCTGGCAAATTCGCAGTAACACATATCCCGGCATTGCGGACGCAATGGCCGACCAATGGAGCCGGATTCTTGAAAAGTGACCGCGTGAGATGCCCTGTAATCGATTTTCTCGGGGGTACCCTTGGGGTTACTATTGGCAAAAAGGAGCACTAGACAATGAACAATGTAGAGAACTTTTGTGAAGTATTGGAGCAAGGAATAGAGCAGTTCGGGCTACCCTATATCATAGAAGCTTTGGCCGAAATATGCCGTAACCGGGGTAATGTACTGCGAGAAAATGGTCCGCCGTATACGGCCGCCGCGCGGATTTGGACTTACCGCGGATCGATTCTGTTTGACGCGGCTAGTTCGATAAAGGAGCACTAGACATGATAGGACATCACATCACACTCGAAGGTAATACCGTAACAACGGATTACGCTATTATTGAACACGTCGAACTCGGCGAGTGCCAGGATATTGCATTCTGGCATTGGCTGGCGCATCATGATTTTGGACAGCCGCGCCTTGAATGCATTGCGCGGCTATTTTACAGGAGCTAAAAACGTGAAAACAACGCCAGCCCGTCAAAAGGTTATACCGTCATCCCGTAAGGGTACGGAAGCTTATTCACTAACAGACCAATTCTGGAATGAACGCAACAACGTCCCGTCGCCTGTCGTGGTTCGTCGCGACCTGGTGCGGGCTTACAATAGGAGCATAGGAAAATGAAAACGCAATTACATCATTACCAATTCAACATTAATGATTCGGACCAGCACGCGGCCTATAAGGCCGTGCGCGAACGGATCGACGCCGACGGTCCGCGCGTCTGGATGAATTCCTGGGGCGGCGAAGGCTCAAAACGAGTCGTAATACCGTACGGTGAGCGCGAATACGTCGAAACCGTCGAACTCGAAACGGAATTCCTTTTCTCGAATCAATGGAATACGACCGACGGGCGCCGCGTGTTCGATCACTATGAGGAATATCCGGCATTGATTGCTAAGTCTTGCAAGCGCGGGCATTGGCTTGAAATTACCGACGAAATGCGCGCCATTCGTGAGAATACTGCCGTTTGCGGCTATTGCGGACACCGCGAACCGGTCGGTAACGCATTTTGCGACAAGTGTTTGGACAGCGTATACTTAAAAGAGTTTGACCTGTTCTTACTGCGTATGCGGCCGTGCTCCGAGCACTTGCCAAAGCGTAAACCGCTCACGGATTCCGAAGCTGCCTGGCTGATACCGCGGTACATCGAACGGCAAACGGTCGGCAAGGATTCGCGGGCTGTCAAGAGGCGCGAACGCGAACGGCAGCGCGTGCTGGACAAGTATCAGGAAAAGCTTGACAGCGTGACCAAAGAAACCGGCGCGGCAGTCGTTGAGCGCGACGGCATGTTGTGGCTTATGGATCACAACGTGCCGACTGACAACGTGATTTACTACTCGCGCACCGGGCGCTTCGGTTTCGGCTGGCGGCAACCAATGAGCGCGGCAGTTAAAAGCGCGCTGCTCGATATCCTGGTTGAATTTCCGTTCGATTACGATATCAAAGCGGAAAGCGAAAAATCGGTCGCGTGAGTGATAGCCGCTAAACCCTGCCAAACGCGGGGTTTAGCTGCGAATCACTTGGATTCGACCGCGTGTAGTGCCCCAGGACACGCGATCTAGGGTATACCCTTGGGGTTAGTATTGGCAAAATAGGAGCACTAGACCATGAACGAATCAGACTTAAAACATTTTACAGACGCATTTATCGAAGCATTTTATATCGCCGATACTGGCGAAGACGGCCAGCCGGACAGGGATGCGGACCTAAGCGAAGAGTGCCGACTTGATATTGAGGCTGACTGTCGCTCATTCTGGCGCCGCTTTAGGTGCTATATTACGGGGGAAGTATGCCGGAATGCTTTCGATGATTCGATTGCGCAAGCCGGTCACGACTTTTATATGACACGGCAAGGGCATGGCGTTGGATTCCGGGATGATGAATGGCCGGCTTGCTATCGCGACTTATTGACCAAAAGCGCCGAAAAGTATGGGGAACTGTGCTTGTACCAAGGCGACGACGGTTTGATTTATTGCTAGACGGCATTGACTACCAGGCAAATCGAACCTAAACTAATTTTGCCGGTCCGCGTCCCTAGATGTTACCGGCGCACCCCCGAACGGCGCATAGCTCCCGCCGTTTGCTGCGAGGTAGGACGCGGGCCGGCATTGACCTTGGAGCTTAGGAGCACTAGACCGCGTGACAGAATCCGAACTGATTCAGGCCCGGCGTAACAACGTTAGAAGGCGCATCATTGCAATGCGCAACGATATGAAGTTGCCTGCCTGGGACCTGAAAGAAACGAACAGACTCACTAGACGGCTTATGAAAGCTACGTCACTCGGTGAGGGCATCAATGACTTCGATCTGCGTGTTATCGTGCGCTGGTTCAACCGTGAACTAATCGGAGCTAAAATACAGGAGCACTAGACTGATGAAAGCGTGGCATTTTCTGGCCGAGAACAAGAAACTCGGCTACAAGGATGGCCGGTTAGTTAGAGTCGGCCATACATTCAAATGTGATCCCGACTCACTGGTTATGTGCAAGTCGGGCTTTCACGCAACAAAGCGTCTGTTTGATGCTTTGAAGTATGCGCCTGGCCCCGTGGTCTGTCGCGTGGAGTTGGGCGGCAGGATACTGCATCAAGACGACAAGTCGGTAGCATCCGAGCGTACCGTTATTGCTATGGCTGATGCTTCTACCGTTCTGCATGAGTTCGCCTGTTGGTGTGAAGAGCAAGCGTTGAAGAACATCAAGAACCCTGATCCGCGAAGCGTTGCGGCTATCGCAGCTACACGAGCATGGCGAGAGAGCGAGATTACTGACGCTGAACTGTTGGCGGCGGTCGGGTTGGCGGCGGACCGGTCGGCTTGGTTGGCGGCGGACCGGTCGGCTTGGTTGGCGGCGGACCGGTCGGCTTGGTTGGCGGCGGCCGGGTTGGCGGCGGCCCGGTCGGCACAAAACAAACAACTGACGCAAATGGTGAATAAGCTATTGAAACAGGAGCACTAGACTGATGATTAAATACCACCCCGAAGGCACTTTGCCGCCTGGCCTCACTAGACCGGCTGAGTATGTTGGCCGTCACTTCCCGTTGTTCACTGAGACAGCGGATATATTCGTATTGCAGCACGGCAAGGTGCTGGCTCGTTTTAAGAATCCCTATGCGACCATGCCCAATGGCGAAGCAGCCGGCGACAAGTGGCATGAATTCGCGCGTTCTGACTTCCGGCTGGACGACGAGAATATACCGGCTTCCGGCTTGTCCGGCTGGTGGGCGGTGGGTGCCTTCCTGTTACTTTCGATTCTGTTAGTCGCTGTTATCAAGGCGGGGATATGAAATACCGTGACCATGAGACGGCATTGGCCGCCAGGCAGGAGTTGATACGACACGGCTACTACGATGTTCACAGCAAGCCGAAGGACCCGCAACTTTGGGGACGTATCGGGCAATCCGAACGGTACGCTATCGAACGCGGGCATCAACGTTACCATATCGTTCCGTATGCCGATTACGAGTGGCTGGCATGATCTACACCGAGACGTTGAACAACGGTGACACCCGTTACATTGTGCGTGTGCAACGTTACGGCAAGCGCCAGGTGCTGCTTCGCACTTCTAACCCTTATGCCGCTGTCCACGTTGAGGCGGAGTCTTACAAGAACTATCTCAAACGGATATGGATAGACGGCAAGGAAAAAAGCACCAATGACTATCCGCACTAGACAGATTTTCCGGCTTGTTCGGGAGTACACCGAACCGCGGCGAACGCGGTTTACGTCGTTTCTTTCCCTTTGTTTTGTGATAATGTTTGCGGGGCTATTATGGATAGGTTTACTGTACTGGACAGCGGCGTGGATCGCGGGCCGCTTCTGATGAAGTTGAACATCGTTTTGTTGTGGTGGTCGTTTTTTCTGCTGGCGATGATGGTATGTCTGCTGCTGGAACTGTCGTACTACCTTTTCGCCTTGACCTGGGCCGTGCCGGCATTGGCTATCGGACTTGCGGTATGGTGGTGCCGACGATGACAGTAGAAAGCCTGATAATCAGCGGTAATTACACACCACAACAGATGATTACGGACCTTCAAAACCGGGTCGATGACATATCCGAGCTGGTTGTCACGATCCGCTGGAAAGGCGGGCATAGCAAGACAGCGACAACCCGTATGACGTTGGAGCGTGCCTTGACTTTGTACTGGATCGGCGTGGATAACACGACGGAGAAACTACGAGGGCGGAAAGCAGGTAAAGGGATGGGAGGGGCGGCATGAGAGTCGCCCTTTATCTCCGGGTCAGTACCAACGAACAGAACACGGCCAACCAGGCACGCGAACTGAAAAACGTGTGTGTACAGCGCGGTTGGCAGATCACCGCCGTTTTCGAAGATCACGGTATCTCCGGCGCCAAGGGCAGGGACAAGCGACCCGCACTAGACAAAATGCTCAAAGCTGCCGTGCGCGGCGAGTTCGATATGGTGGCGGCATGGGCTGTCGACCGGCTGGGTCGGTCGCTGGCCGACCTGATCGCCATTCTGAATGAACTAAACGCTGCGAACGTGGGTCTGTATCTGCACCAGCAGGCGCTGGACACCACTACACCGAGCGGCCGGGCCATGTTCAGCATGGTCGGCGTGTTCGCCGAGTTCGAGCGATCCATGATCCAGGAGCGCATCAAAGCGGGCTTGAGCAGGGCCAAGGCCGAGGGCAAGCTGCTGGGCAACAAGAAAATGTTTGACGATAAGACCCAATCCGAAATAGAGTTAGCCCTAGAGCTGGGTGAGTCGGTAATCACTATCGCCGATCGGTACGGGTGCAGTCGGCAGACCGTCTACAATTTGAAGAAGGAGTTCGGGTTATGAAAAATCCTTGGGACCACGATCCGATTGTAACGTTGAAGCCTTACTTCGATTTCCGTTGGCAGCGTCCGCAAAGTTTGTCGCCAGGTTTCATCGCCTTTTTAATAACCCTTGCGTTACTAATCGGCAGCTTTTTTATAACTTATACGGTATATTCCGCGCAGACCGAGCCACGGAAATCGGTTTGCCGGGACTATTTTCACCGCGTTGTGGAGTGCCCGAAATGAAACAAGAACCGTTCGGCAGTAGAAACAGGCCCGAGAATCTGGAAACGGCATCGCAGCAGGTCCATCGCGAGCGCATGGAACGGCTGGCCAAACGGATTGAACGTAGTAACAAGAAACGCTCGAAGAAGTTCGAGGTAGGACTGCGCCAGGCATTGAACCGTAATCCGGTGCCACGTAAGAAGGGCTGGCTGACTCGAGTCAAGCAGAAGTTTATCAACTGGAAACGCAGGACGTTTTCGTAGCGTGACCACAGAAGGAAATGACAATGAATTGGGCCAGTAGAAGCGCGGTAACGACCGGGAAGCCGAGGAGCGCGACGTGGTGAACCGGCGGCCCTTGTTCCACACAGAGACAGGAGATAAAGATGCCAACCGTAATAAATGAAGTCGGCGTAACAGCGGTCCGGGTCATCGGCTGCGGGCACGTCATATACCTGTCGGACGATCATGTGGCGATGCGGCAACGGGACCACAAGCCCTTTTACTGTACGGTCTGCGGTGACACGAATTATTACCCTGGGAAGTCGCCAGAGGAACGGCTGCGCGGACAGCTCGCGGCAACGCAGGATATGCTGGATACGGTCCGCGATAATGCGAAACGTGCTGAATACAGGCGGCGCGCCGAGAAGGCCGCAAAGACGCGGATCAAGAACCGGATCGCTAAAGGCGTGTGTCTCAGGTAGTCACAAACTAACGGAGAAATCATGAAACCAATACTTTGTATTTACCACGGCAATTGCGCTGATGGCTTCGGTTCCGCATGGGCTGTTCGCAAAGCGTTAGGCGAGGAAACCGTCGAGTTCTTTCCCGGCGTTCACCAAGAGCCGCCACCCGATTGCAAAGGCCGTGACGTGATCATGGTCGATTTCAGCTACAAGTACGATGTAATCCATGAGATTGGGAAAACCGCTGAAACTGTGCTGATCCTCGATCACCACAAAACAGCCGCCGACGATCTTGCGAGATTTCCGGTGCCGCTTGATGGAGCATACGACCCCGCAGCCATGCGGCAATGGGCGAGAGAATGCAACGCACCGAACGCTATTCATGCGCTGTTCGACATGGAGCGTAGCGGTGCGGGCATCACATGGGATTACTTCCATCCGGGCCACCCGCGACCAAAACTGATCGACCACATCGAGGACCGCGACTTATGGCGATTCAAGCTTCCCGGTACGCGACAGGTTCAAGCGGCGATATTCAGTTATCCGTATGACTTCGAGGTATGGGACAGACTGGCCGATTCATTCGATGAATTTGGCGACACCATTCTCCGGCAAGAAGGTACGGCAATCGAGCGCAAGCACCACAAGGATATTGCCGAACTGGTTCAGGTCGTCACTCGACCAATGAAGATAGGCGGGCAAGTTGTGCCAATGGCGAATCTACCTTACACGCTAACGAGCGATGCTGGCCACTTGCTCTGTGGTGATGAATACCCGTTCGCCGGTTGCTATTGGGACACGCCCGAGGGCCGCGTATTCAGCCTCAGAAGCCGAGACGACGGTGCTGACGTAGGCGAGATTGCCAAGCAATACGGCGGCGGCGGGCACAAACACGCCAGCGGCTTCCGGGTTCCGTTCGATCAGCTTGCACAATTCGATGCACTGCCGAACGGAGGGAATGATCGTGAGTGACTTGATTGAGTACCTTGCCGACATAGCCCATGCGTCACGAAATCACGATGGCGAGGCCGAGGCGCTGCATAAGGCAATAGTCGAGATTGAGCAGTTACAGGAACGAATGCAAAAGGCCCACAACCACCTAATAAACCTTCAGCCACATATTCCGCAAGCCTGCTATCCCGGACACGAATCATTCATTGACAGCCATATTGATGAGGCTATGAAACTATTGTCCGAGACGACAAAGAACACGGACAGGTTCGGCGTATCCGAAGCGGCCGACGCACTTGGCGACAAGCTGATTCGTGAGGCTCGCGGCGAAGTCAAAACGCGACCGCTGACGGAGAAGGACTCTTGACAGAATTAATCGAACAATTCATTGAGCGTTGCGAACGTGAAAATTTTCACGATTCAATGACACAAGCTGAAAGATGGCTTGCTTGGAGAAGGAGGCTGTTCGCTCAATCGGAACCATCTTGGGACCATTGGCTGCGGGCAGTTATTGTCGATGGCGAATTGGCGAGATACAGAGCGCGTGTCGGTAATAGGCAATGATCGGTTACTACGGAACCTATGGAAACACGGACACGAATTGTTGGCGATCATGGTCTGGTGCCCATATCTGGGTCTGGTCTGACAGACCGGGAATGCAAGTCTGTGAATGCGGAATGACCTACTGGAACCCGACCGAGGATACGCGAGTATTTCCGGTTACTGATGAGGATCAGCTCGGGACCAAGTAAGCAGTGAACCAACCCACCTGCCACCGCTGCGGCCAGCTTTGTGCTGGCTGGTACATCCCGCCCGATAACACGATCTGGTGTAACTTCTGCTGGATCGAAAAAGGTTTCCGCAAGTATCATGGAGGATCGCTGTGGAAAAGACTGACAAAACGCCCCTGACCGCCCCAGAAGCCCCAGAAACGAAGCTGGTCGTCACATGGCCCGAAGGTCAGCCGCTCGCCTGGCGACTGGTACGGGTCACCGTGCGTCCGCCTGAGCCACGGTGGGCGCGCAGGGCTAGGGAACTGAAGGCGCTGGGATGGACCATCCGGCGGATCATGAAGGAACTGAACGTCAAGAGTAGGCGTCAACTGTGCGAAATACTGGATAAACGTACAGTATAGGGGACACTTTTGCCCATTACGTTGCCGGGGTTCTATTAAAAAGTTGGAGATTCGATACACATGAGCGTTAAAAAAGTGACAGGGAAGGCACAAGGCGCACTGGTTGATAAAACGGAGGCATGGTTGAAAGCGAACGACCCGGATTATCAGAAGTCCAAGAAGGGCTGGATTACCCCCACGACGGATGCACTGGTGAGGGATAAAAGCATCCATCCTACGCTAAAAGAATTGACCCCTATCGACCCCGGCGCAAAAGACGGGAACTACCGCAAATATCCGAAGTCGGGCAACTCTGCTGTAACGCATAAATTCGAAAACGAGACTGCCGTCAAGGACGACAATGCGTGATATCGTCATATCGTTAGGCGCCAAGGAGAACTTGGCCGCCATCACCAAGGTTGTCAAAACAACCTGGCCTAAATTCGTGGAGTTCCTAACCCGTGCGCCGATGAAGACGCAGGACAAGGCGAAGCCCGGCTGGTATTGCCCGGCCCACTTCGAGCCGGCCTACCGGGACGGCAAGAACCTGGTCGCCCGGCATTGTCTTACGTTCGACTATGACGAGATCGACGAGTGGGACTTGGAAGAGATCAGGGACGCTTACAAGGATGTGGCGCATATCCTGTACACGACCGCATCGCACACGCCGGAGAAGCCCAGGCTGCGCGCCGTGTTTCCGCTGTCGAGACCGGTGACCGCTGAAGAGTTCGGTGCGGTCACCCGTAAGGTAGCGGCGATGTGCGACATCGAGAAGCTGGCGCGCGAGTCGGACAAGCCGGCACAGATGATGTTCTTGCCCTCGGTGCGGAAAGGCGGCGAGTTCTGGTCCGAGGTTACGGACGGAAAATGGGTGGATGTGGATGGGGTATTGGAGGAATACGATGACTGGACAGACCGGAAAGAGTGGCCCAAGCGACTGCAAGGAGACTCCGCCTACATCGCCGGAGACGATATTCCCGCTCCCGATACGAAGCCGGGGATCGTGGGACAATTTTGTCGCGCTTTTAGCATTCCTGATGTTATCGATCGATTCAAGCTGCCCTACGTTTCTGGAAGCTCGGAAGAGAGGTGGACTTATACCTTTGGTAGCCGACCAGACGGTTTTCGAATTTACGATGGAGGACTTAAAGGTCATTCAGACCATAATACAGACCCTGCACACGGACAGCACAACGCATTCGATCTTGTCCGGCTTCATCTCTTCGGTAACCAAGATACTGGAGATGACGCAGAAAAACCAATAACCGAGCGCCCGTCCTACAAAGCAATGTGCCAGCTCGCACTCGAGCAGAAAGAAGTGCAGGCGCAGCGGGTATTGAACGAGTTTGAGAACTTGGATGCGGAGAATCATGTCGGAATATCCGCAGATAACGCGGAGAATCCAACACGACCCAAGTTCACGGTAGTCCCGGCGCCTGACTTCGCGTCCGACGTGTCGATGGAGTGGCTGATCAAGTCGGTACTGCCCAAGGCAGAACTGGTGGTGATGTACGGCCAGTCCGGATCGGGCAAGTCTTTCCTGGCATTGGACCTGTGCGCGGCGATCAGCCGCGGGTTGGAGTGGCGCGGGCATCGATCCGTGCCCGGACAAGTGGTGTACGTGTGTGCAGAAGGCGCCGGCGGCTTCCGTCAGCGCCTTCGTGCGTATGCGGTCCAGCATAATATCCAGTTGAACGAGTTCGGCGTGATAGGCGATACGCCGAACCTGCTGGATGTGGAGGATGTGGCCGGCGTTGCGCAAGCCATCATTGCGTTCGGCAAGGCCGATCTGGTGGTCATCGATACCTTGAGCGCGTCCATACCGGGTGCTGACGAGAACGCCGGCAAGGATTTAGGCAAGGTGGTAGAGCACTGCCGCTTCATCCACAAGAAGACCGGCGCGCTGGTCATGCTGATTCACCATAGCGGTAAGGACGCCAGCCGTGGAGCGCGCGGCTGGTCCGGACTGCGGGCCGCGGCGGACGCCGAGATCGAGATTACGCGCAACGGTGATTTCCGTACCGCGTCCGTGACCAAGATGAAGGATGGCAGCGACGGCCGGCAGTGGTCGTTCAAGCTGCGGACCGTGGTGCTCGGTATTGACACGGACGGTGAAGAGATCACGTCTTGTGTGATCGAGCACGTTGACTCACCAGAGCAGCCGATGAAGAACCGGGTCGAACCGACCGGGCTGTACCCCAAGACCGCGCTGACCGTAGCCAGGCGATTGCTTAAAGGCGGTGAGCCGATGGCAGTGGACGAGGTAATATCGGCAGCAGTGGCGTCCCTGCCGGAAGTTGAGAAGGGCAAGCGCGACACTCGCAAGCAACAGATTTCACGAGCAGTACAGAAGCTGGTCACGGACCAGTGGCTGTTCCTGCACAAAGGGAACAAGGTTTCGCTGACGACGGCGATCGCAGCAGAAGAGGAAGATTGGTTATGAAGAAACGTCTCAAGATTCTACTGATCCCCGACACACAGGCAAAGCCCGGTGTGAGGATGGATCACTTTACGTGGATCGGAAAGTATATCGTCGACAAACGCCCGGACGTGGTGGTGCATATCGGCGATCACTGGGACATGCCGAGCCTGTCGTCCTATGATAAGGGCAAGAAGTGCTTCGAGGGCAGGCGTTACCGGGCTGATATCAATGCCGGCAATTACGCGATGGACTTGCTGATGGCGCCACTCGTCGATTACAACAAGCGCCAAGCCGAGACCAAGCACAAGCAGTACAAGCCGCGGCTGGTGTTTTGTCTTGGCAACCACGAGAACCGGATCGACCGTGCTATCCAAGCCGATGCCATCCTCGAGGATACGATCGGCTACCACGATTTTAACCTTGACAAATATGACTGGGAGGTTCATGCTTTCCTTGAGCCGGTCAACATCAATGACGTACACTTCGCGCATTACTTCTACAACCCTATGACGGGTCATCCGTGGGGCGGGATGCCGGAGACAAGGTTGAAGAACGTCGGCCACAGTTTTGTGATGGGCCACCAGCAGGGATTGAAGCACGCGAACCTGTACGTGTCGACCGGAGATGTCAGACGGGCGTTGATCGCCGGGAGTTGCTATCTGCATGACGAGGACTACAAAGGACCGCAGGCGAACCATCACTGGCGCGGCGTGATCATGCTGCATGAAGTCCTGAACGGTGATTACGACCTGATGGAAGTGTCGCTGGACTTCCTGGAACGACGGAATAAGGGGTTGAAATGAAACCGAGTGACAAGCAGGTCGGCGGCGACCACTACAAGAGCATGGCCATCCAGCCGGCCTATTTCTCTTTTGTGAACAAACAGAACAATCTTCAGTCGGAAGCTGTGTCTTATATCAGCCGGTATAAAGGCAAAGGTGGCCGGCAGGATTTGGAAAAAGCAATACATTGTATTGAAATGTTAATTGAATGGGAGTACGACAATGAAAGTGACATTGCAGTTCGACAGTCTGGAAGCAGCAGCGGCAGCGCTGGGGAAAGTGGTGGTGAATCAGATGGAGGAGGCTACTTCGACAAAGCAGGAGCCGTTATCGGTTGTTTCTGCACCTCCTGCATCGATCACCGAGAGCGATACAAAAAACCAATCTAAAAAGAAGAAGCGCAAACGTCGGACCAAGGCCGAGATCGAAGCGGATAAGGCAGCCGAAGCAGCACCCGAACCGGAAGTTCCGGAACCGCCCGTAGTGGACGATCTGGACGACTTCTTGGACGACGCACCGGCAGTCACAACCGTCTCACCGGAAGATGTTCGCAAGGCCCTGATCAACTTCAAGAACGCGCTGGCGGCGAAACTGGTGGAAAAAGGAACGGACGCCAAGGAAGCCGGTACTAAGGCGATGGGCAAAGCCAAAGAGCTGCTGAACAAGGTAGCCGGTACCGATATCTTGGGTGCTGTTCCTAAAGACAAGTACGCCGAAGTGGTTCAGTTCGCTGACGAACAGCTTGCGAGGCTGGCGGAGAAGTAGATTCGGAGCCACAGAGCAGGGAGAGAAAACTACATGAGATGGCATTGTAATGATTGTGGGCACATGGTCGATGGTGAACTTGATAAAGAATGCCCTTGGTGCGATCTACGGTTGGCGCGTGACGAAATCGAGCGCCTGACTGCTGAACGTGATCGACAGTACGATCAAAATGTTGAGCAGATAGCGCACATTGCAGAACTGCAAGCCAGAGTCAAGGCGCTTGAGGATGCCTGTAGAACAATGGACAAGACGCAGATCGCTATAGCGCTCGCAGCCACCAAGCAGGGAGAGGTGAAGACCAATGATCTATAAATACATGTGCCTGACCGCAATAATTGCCGTGAGCGTCCTTATTGCCGCTTTGTTTGGTGTGATGGTCTTTATGGCCATCAGCCTGTTCGGCTTGTGGTCGGTGCCGATCGTCTGGCTGCTTGCCATTGCTGTCGCCGTCATTGTTCACGAAACGCTGGCGGCGTAGTTGCGTACCGCGAGTGACCGATGATGAACGACAAAGAACTAGCTGATAAGGTGGTGGCGCTTGCGTCGAGTGCAGGATACTGCAACGTGTGCGGACGATCGCAGAACGAGTCGCCTTTACGGGCCGGATCACCGTCACTTTAATAGGTCAATTGACCTAGTTAATAGGTCGATGTGTACTACTTAGGAGGTAGTTATGGAGAACAGAGCAGAAACCATGCCCGATGTTCTGAAAGCAATCAAAGCCTACGTTAAACAGTACCCAGATATGCGTGTAGGGCAATTGATCTACAATGTCTGCTCTCCGGGCGACTGCTTTAATATCGAAAACTCCGAGCTGGCCAAGCGCATTTATAATGCAATCTCTGATGACTATTTATAAGCCGTGCTTAAACAAATCCGCGATAGCACGCACAAGTCGGCAATCCAATTACGGGCAATGGCAGCGCGTGCGCTCTAGCAGGGATATAAAGATGGATGACCACGACTACCTCAGACGATTCTGCTATAAATGCAACCGATACTTTTACTGGTGCCGATGTGACCGATCATACCGTCATTGAAATGCTACACAGCGAACTGGGACCGTCGGCCGCCCCCCGGTGGTTGAACTGTCCTGGTTCCGTGTTAGCGTCTCGCGGGGTGACAAAGAAGGACAGCATCTTCGCCGCCGAGGGCAACGCCGCGCACGATCTTAGCGAATGGTGCCGTGTCCAGAATACCGACGCGTCCACGTTCCTTGGACACACGATCAAAGTGGGCGAGTTCGAGTTCACGGTCGATCAGGAAATGGTCGACGGCATCGACATGTTCGTCGAATATGTCGAAAATCTGCCCGGCGATCGACTTATCGAAGAGATGATCCACTACGACGAGTGGGTACCGAACGGCTTCGGTACGCTGGACGACGCCAGGTTGAACGATGGTAACATATATGTTACCGACCTGAAGTACGGCAAGGGTGTGCAGGTGTTCGCCGAGGATAGCGAGCAGTTGAAAATTTACGCGCTCGGGCTTTATCACGACTACAAGCATCTGTACATCTTCGACAAGTTCATCCTCGCCATTCACCAACCGCGGCTGGATCACGTAGAAACGTTTGAGATCACACTCTCAGACCTTTTGAAGTGGGCCGATGAAGTGGTCCGGCCGACCGCCGAGATAGCCCTGAAGCCCGGCGCCCCGTTCAAGGCTGGCAACCACTGCACCTTCTGCCCGATCAGGAACACTTGCAAGGTGCGCGAGCAGTATGTGCTGGAGGCGGCACTGGATGACTTCACCGATCTGGACAGCGATCTGAGGATGATTGAATTTATGACCAATGACGAACTGGGTCGGCTGCTGCCACGCATCCCGGCTATCAAGAAGTGGTGCAACGACATGCTGGCGTACGCCCGCTCGGAGGTTGCCGCAGGTAACCCGGTGGTGAATCCGGAGACCGGCCCTTACAAGTTCGTGGAGGGTCGATCGTTGCGTGCCTGGAAGCTGGCCGAGGATGAAGTGGCGGATGTCTTGATGTTGGAGGTCGATGATCCTGATGCTATCTGGAACAAGAAGCTGGTGTCGCCGGCGCAGGCCGAGAAGAAGTTCGGCAAGGGGAAGCTGGACCACCTGATACACAAGCCGCAAGGGAAGCCCGTGCTGGTGCCTGGCACCGACAAGCGGGAGTCGCTGGCGATCGATCCTGAAACCGAGTTTGGAGATGTAGACGATGATTGAGATCACCGAGTACAGCTCAACGATTTGCGTGGCGAAAGGCCCGGACAACGGAAAAACGGTGTTGATAGCGCGCGGCACTATTAACGACGAAAAGTATTCGTATGTTCGACTGGATGAAGACGTGGAGCCCGGCGTCATCCCGGCTTGGTTTATAAGAGAGGCAGAACTAGGCTTCGCCCGAAGAGAACTAACGAACATGGAGAGAGAAAATGATTGAACAAATAATTATAACGTTATCCGCTCTGGGGTTTTTCGTTTTCACCGCGATCTACCGGATGCTGATAGGAATTATCATCGCCCTGATCGGCGTACCGTTCGTCCTGTACTCGACCACGCCGGATCAATGGGGTATCCGTGTTGCCGTTTCCGTCAACGCAGTCATTTATTTGGTTGCGATCGGACTGCGGGTACGAGCATGGCGACTGCAAAAACAGATCGACGATGACGTGGACGAACACTTATCGGATGCGATGTGATGGCTAGCGTAATAACATGGCCGAACAAACAGTTGGAGAAGGTAGCGGAACCCGTCCCCTTCGGCGAGAAGACTCGCGATCTGGTCGATGCCATGTTCGACGCAATGGACTACCCGAACGGGATCGGGCTGGCCGCGCCGCAGATAGGCGTCAACAAGCGTGTCATCGTCATCCAGGTACCCGCTATCAAGAACGGCGTGATGGTGGCTGGCTGCACCAAAGCGGCGATCATCAACCCGGAACTTATCTGGTGGAAAGGCGGTCCGGTTCTGGGCGAGGAAGGGTGCCTTAGTTTTCCTGACGAGCGCGTACTCGTACCGCGGTTTCAGCGGGTCAAGGTGCGCGGCTTCAGTGTACGCTGGGAAGCTGTCACGTTCGGCGGTAAGGACCTGGTGGCCCGAGTGCTCCAGCATGAAATAGATCATCTCAACGGGCGGACGCTGGACTTCTACGCGAAGATGGCGGAAGCGATTGAAAAGGAGAAAGCTGATGAAATGTAGTGCTTGTGGTTTGGATTTTAAACGGGCAGCTTTGTTAGCCTTAGCTATTGCTTTCGGAGCTAAAACATCCGATCCGAACTACTGCAATGAAACAGAAAATAATGAACATGACTGGAAAGAAAGTTCAAAGGGAACCGACGACCCTCCGATCGTCGGAACGTAATACGCTAAGATGCTAATACGGTAAAACGATAGGACGGATAACACGATGGCTGCAAAAACAAGTGAAGTAATCAAAGTGAAGGGTGCGCGACTGTCATACCCGAAGCTGTTCAAACCGGAAGCCTACCAGGAAGGTCAGGAGAAGAAATTCCAAGCGACCTTTCTGCTGGACCCGAGTGATGCCGACCACGCTGTTCAGATCAAGGAGATCAAGAAGACAGCGGCGGCGCTCATGCGGGAGGCTTACGGTGCGGACTTTGCCCCGGCAGGATTGAAGGGCATCTGTTTCGGCGACGGTAACAAGAAAGTGAAAGAGGATGGAACGGTCAGTGAAGGCTACAAGGATATGTTCTATATCAGTGTGACCAACACGGTGCGACCGGCTGTGGCGAACCGGAAGGGAGAGCCGGTAGCCGAGGGCGATCCTCAGTGCCCGTACGGCGGCTGCTACGTGAACGGTACGTTGACGTTGTGGGCGCAGAACAACAAGTACGGGAAGCGCATCAACGGTAACCTTCGCGGGGTACAGTTCGTCAAGGATGGCGAGGCGTTCGGTGCCGGGCCAGTGAGTGTCGAGGACGAGTTCGAAGCACTGGAAGATAACAGCCCGGCGGATGCTGGAAGTGTGGATGACGATTTCGACATCAACTTCTGATCAAGGATGATCTTTGTGGAGCCCCTTCGGGGGCTCCTGTTTTTAGGAGAACACAATGATTAAGATAGAAACCCTGATGTTCAACGACGCGGACATCGCGCTGCGTTCTGCTGCCGGCGTGATTGACGCAGTGAGCGAGGCTATGTTCGCCGAAGGTATCAGGCATTACGAGTACGGACTTACCGGTGCGAAGTTGCTGATTGAAGAGGCTATCCGATCGTTGGAGTGTGGGATGGTGCGCGGTAAGTGAAAGTCCATATCGACATCGAAACATTCAGCGAAGCCAACCTGAAAACGGAGGGCTTGTACCGTTATGCGCAACATCCTTCAACCGACCTGAGTGTCTTGTGCTGGGCGGAAGACGACGGCCCGGTAAACGTGTGGATGCCGTGGAAAAACTTGCCGCAGAAGATTTTCAACGAGCTGGAGTTGGAAGTTGAGGGGGCTCTTCTGCAAGGGCATCTTATACCGCAAGTTCTGCAACTCACGGTAGAGAAGGCGAAAATAGCAGCGCATAATGCACAGTTCGAGCGAGTTGTCCTGAACAATTCAGCCGGTATTCGACACAGCGTTCCGCATATCAGAATAGAGAATACAATCTGCACAATGGCCAAGGCCGCCGTCCACGGCCTGCCGGCAGCCTTGGAACATGCGGCGAAGGCACTCGGTACCTTCCCTAAACGTGAGTCCGGGGCGAACGAGATGCGCTATTTCGCCAAGCCCCGCAAGGACGGTACCCGCCCCACGCCGTACGACGAAACGGATCGGTTTATCACGCTGGTCAGGTATTGCATCGACGACGTTAAAGCCGAGCGCGACTTGGACAAACACATCCCGGACCTGACGGAGCGCGAGCAGTCCATCTACTTCCTGGATCAGAAGATCAACGAGCGCGGTATCGGCGTCGACATCGAATCGGTTGAGAACGCAATGGCGATCCGGGACGAATACAAAGAAAAGCTGGCGGAGCTGTGTCATACCCAAACCGGGTACAAACCTACCCAAACCGGGGCTCTTGCCGAATGGATCAGAGCCAACGGTTATCCGCAGCTTAAAAACCTGCAAGCGCCGACCGTTGACGAAGTGGTGAAGGACAGCCGTTGTCCGGACAACATCAAGAAGCTGCTACGACTGTTCTCCACTTACAACATGAAGGCCGTCACCAAGTTCGACGCTATGCTGCGCGCCGTTTGCGATGACGGACGGCTGCACGGGATGCTGCAATACTACGGCGCCGGTCCCGGCCGCTGGAGTTCCCGCATCGTCCAGCTCCAGAACATGATGCGCCCGGTGATCAAGGATGCCGACAATGCGATAGAGGAACTGCGGGAACGGAACTTGGGCTGGTTGCGCTGGTTGTATCATGGCACCGACGTAATGAAGGTGCTGGCCTCCTGCACCCGCGGTATGCTGGTGGCGGGAGAAGGCAAGGACCTGATGGCGTACGACTTCGCGCAGATCGAGTCACGCATCCAAGCGTGGCTGGCGGGCGCCGAGTGGAAGTTGAAGTTCTTTCGTGAAGGCAAGATCAAGATTTACAACGCTACCGGCTCCCTGATGTTCGGTATCAAGCCCGAAGAGGTTGTCGATAGCGGCGAGGACCAGCTTTATACGGCGGCGAAGATCGGCGAGTTGGCTTGCGGTTACCAAGGCTGGGCGGTTGCCATCGAGAAGTTCGCCCGGCAGATGGGTATCAAGCTGAACATGGACCCGGCCGACATCGCCGGCAAGTGGCGCGAAGCGAACTCGGAACAGGTTCAATTGTGGTACGACCTGACCGAAACGGCGATGTACGCGGTCAAGCACCCAGGCGAGGCGTACGCGATTCCGAACAAGAAAATCATGTTCAAGGTTGAAGGGCGCTGGCTGTACATGCGCCTGCCCTCGGGCCGTCGGATCGCCTATCTCGATCCGGAAGTGCAGATGGGCGACCGTGGTGAAGAAGTCACCTACATGGGTATCGACACCTATTCGCGTAAGTGGACGCGCGTATCAGCGTATGGTGGCAAGTGGTTGCAGAACGCCTGCGAGGGAATAGGTAGAGACTTACTAGTTTCTGGTTTGATGAATATGGAGGATAAGGGGTATAAAACCACCCTTACCGTGCATGACGAGGGCGTGTTCGAGGTACCGGAAGGGTTCGGATCGGATGAAGAGGCGATGCGGTTGATGACCGTGCCGCTCGAATGGGCTGACGGATTACCCGTCAAGTGTGAAGGATGGCGTGGGAAGAGGTATCGGAAATGAATTTGTTTTTACTTGTGCTGGCTTCGTTTGGAGCAGGAGTTTTCACCGTGCTTGCTGCTGCTGCTGCGTGGTCGAGCACTAAGTACGACTACGAGTTGGATAAAGTGTTTCTGATCATGCAGGAACTCGAGAACAAGATCGGAAGAGTTACAGGAAATGAGTAAGTTCGTCGATCCGCCTTCGGGTTGGAGGTACGGCTTTCCCAAGGTGTTGCCTGAAGACGTTACTGACTTCAGACAGTGGTTGCTTGACGAAGGCTACCCGGAAAAGGATGTCGACTTCGGCATGAAATACATTCGAATGTGGGAGGAGCCGGGTGAGCAAAGGCAGCAAACGCCGTCCACAGTTCGTGGACAATGACACTCTCGAAAGAAACTGGAACAGGGTATTCAAACGTGAAAGACGCATTCGACGTGAGCGACTGGAAAGAGACGAAACGGCCGTTGAAGGAGAAAGACATACAGGGGCCGAGCGTCAAGCACGCCCGAAGTAAAGGCTGGTGGGCGAGGAAGTTCAGCGCGGCTCCCGGTAACACGTCGGTACCCGATTACATCTTCGCCAAGGAAGGTCACGTATTCTTTGTGGAGTTCAAACGGCCTGGTGGCAAACCTACTGAGTTGCAGCAGAAAGAACACGCACGAATGCGGGCTGTCCGGTTATGGGTTTACGTGATCGACGACGTGGACAAGTTCAAAGAGTTGCTTTACGCACAGGAGAATCTGACATGAACAACGAAGTGGAAAGTTATCCGGGCGAACTGTCAGAACTCCGAAAGCGAGTCCGGAATCAGCAGGAGAAGATACGCGAAATGGCGTTGAGAACCACCGGACTCGAGCTGCGCTTACGCGAAATACGCGAGATCGCTACCGGGATGTGGGACCGATCGTATTCGGGGATACGGGCATACGGCGACCGTGCTGGATCGTAACAACCTCACACCGTCCCAACTGCAAGGGATCGACCATGTAAGACAACATCCGAAGGCTGCACTCTGGATGGGCATGGGGACAGGGAAGACCGGCACCGCCCTAACCGCCTTTGCTGACGCCTCCAACTCTTTCGACGCCCGCCGTATGCTGGTCACGGCGCCACTCCGGGTTGCCCGTGACGTGTGGCATGAAGAGGTCGAACAGTGGGCGCACCTGCAAGGACTGACCGTCTCCCGTATTCACGGTTCGAGACAGAACCGGCTGGACGCTCTCAAGGTGCCGGCCGACATCCACACCGTCAACCGCGAGAACCTCGCCTGGCTCTTCTCAGGCTACGTTGAGGTCGGCACCAAGACCAAGTTCAAGCAAATCCGCAAGTGGCCGTGGGACTGGTTCACGATGGACGAGGCGCAGAGTTACAAGAGCCAGTCGGCCCAGTGCTCGGTAGCCGCCTCCGGGGTCGCCCGTTACGGGCTGGCACAAACCGTGCTGGAGCTGACCGGGACGCCCTCGCCGAACGGCTACCGGGATATCTGGCACCAGATATACATGCTGGATGGCGGGCACCGCCTCGGGGCGACCGAGGACGCTTTCCTGAAAAGGTGGTTCAATGCACCCCAGGAGTGGGGGTTCAAGTACGAGATCAAGGACGGGGCAGCCGAAGAGATTCAAAGTCTTATCAGTGACATCGTGTTGTCCATCCCGGACGCCCAGCCGGCGGTCCCGGTCAACCAGATCAAGGTCACGCTCTCACCGGCCGTGATGCGGCAGTACCGTAAGCTGGCGCGCGAGGCTATTCTGCAACTGGACCCGCATACGATCACAGCGGCCAACGCGGGCGTCCTTGGCGGGAAGCTGCTCCAGCTCGCCTCCGGGGCCGTGTACACGGATGACCGTGGGAGCTTCGAACGGTTGCACGACGCCAAGCTGGACGCTCTCTGTGAGGCGCTGGACGAGCTTTCGTTCTCAGGACCGGTCCTGATAGGGTACGGCTTCAGAAGCGATCTGGCGCGCATAGGGGAGCGCCTGACACGCTATGGCGGCCGGTGGGCTCAATTGAAGTCGGAGGCGTCCATGAACGCTTTCGAGCGCGGCGAGCTGGATTATGGTATTATCCACCCGGCCTCGGGCGGGCACGGGCTGAACAAGCTGTACAAGTCAGGCGCCCGAGACCTTATCTGGTTCGGGCCGACCAACAATCTCGAGTGGTGGTTGCAGTTGATCGCCAGGCTGGCGGGAGGGCATCGTCGGGGATCGGAGGACTTGATGATTCAAGTGCTGGTGGCTCGCGATACGATCGACGAGGATTACATGTCAATGCTGGAAGGGAAGGACATTGACCAGGTGAAGCTGATGCGGGCGCTACGGAAGAGGGTCTAATCGTTACCGGTTACAAGCCGATAAGTCCGGGCTTTAGCAAGGTCTGTTATCCACAAATCTTTCAAATCAACGCCGTAACGTCCTAATTTTCTACGAATAGCCGTTGCCGCCTTTTCTTCTATTTGGCTAACATTATCGAAATCGTATTCTCTGGCTACCCGCGCAAGCTCGCCGTATACGGTGTTGGCTAATACGTCTTCGTAATCTTCGAGTTCTATTATAAGCTTCGCGCAAGCCTCTTCTCGAATCTGCCAACCGATCACAGAACTTATGACGTACGATTGCTTTTTGTTGTCAGTTACGACTTGGGTATTCAGATTGATTGTGTCGTATACAACATTAAGCTTATGAATTTCGTCGTATTCAAAGGGGCGTTTGAAGTACCATCCGGGCGGGCTGACTTTCAGAAGCCTTCCGCCGCGAATATGAACAGCACGTTCGTATGGACGTACTATGTAAACACAATAAAACGCCTCGAACTTTTCAATCAACCATTGAAAGAAAAGTTCCATCTATTCCACACCCAAAGCCGCCCGCCGGCATTCGTTGTATTGGCCCGCCACTTCCGCCAGCTTGGCTATGATCTCGCCGAAGCTATTGCCCGTCAGCGGCGTCAACGTCGGGCAGCTCACCGCTATCAACGGACTCTGCCGGGGCTGCTCCCGCGAGGACAGCGTTGAGCAACCGCACAACATCATCACTGCTGCGGCAATCAACGTACTTCGTTTCAGTCCTGATCTCACGTTCCAACTCCTGTCGGATCGTCCTGTTGACGATCTGAATCTTCGAGATTTCCTCGGCAGTTGCCGCCAAGGCTGCGTCGTAGGTTATCTGGCGCACCCTCTCCAACTTCGCCTCGCTGGCCTCGATCGCGTTTCGCGTGTTGGTCGCCCCGCGATAGTACCCGACACCGGCAGCGGACGCACTCGCAAGGGTGACCGTCAGCAGTACGGTGGGGTTTAACAGCGACTTCAGAGATTTTAGAAAGGTCAGCCACATTAAAGTTCAAACCCTTGGTCCAGCACTTCGAGTGCTTTCTCGGTAAAAGCGAGCCGTTCGTCCAGCCCGTGAACACCGCCGTTCACCCGTTTGGTGATGGCTTTTACCCGCGCCTTCAGGTTCTTGGCAGTGATGGTATCGGCGATGTCATTCAGGCCGTTGTCTTCCCAGAAGACCGCGGCCGACAACGCAGCGTAGCGCGGAGTAACCAGCTTGTCCGGGTGCTCGGCTAATGCCGGCAGCCCCATCAGTTCGCCGATACGGTTGTAGTTACTTCGCCCGGTGATCTGGATCAGGCCGCGTCCGCGGTAACGGAAGCCGTCACCGGATTCCACCGGGCCGTTGCCCATGCGATCGGCGTACACCTTGTTGCCGAGCCGCTCCGGGTTCCGCCCGTACGCCAGCGCCTCTTCCAAGTCCTTGAATCGGGTTGGCCATACCGCCATGATGCGCTGCGGCGAGTAGGCCAGATTTTCCTCGGTTCGGTTCAATTCCGCGGACTCTACGGCGATTTGTCCGAGGAAAGCACACACGCGCTGGAGCTTGTTTGCGATTTCCCTGCTGAACATGGCATCGTTCAGCGGTCTTACCCAATCTTCCGGGTAGCGGCAATGCGGAAGGATGTCTTTCAGTTGTTCAAGCGACACTTGCATAAACTATTCCTTGTTGGACTTGGGCTCGTAACTTCCTTGATTGAGTTTCTTGTCGGTAATGTCAGCGGCGAATATGAGCGCCAGTACCGCGCCGCTGGCTGTCGTGTAAGCCGTCAGAAGAACGGCCGTGTCGGATACCGACTGTGCCAGCATCAGACCGTGTAAGCCTATCACGGTGATAGCTGCCAGGGCAACAGCGGCGAAGGCGAACTTCTTCTTGACGACCCATTCCTTGTTTACTTTCTGTATGAACATAGGTTAACTCCTATAAGCATTTGGCGTCATAGCCTTGCTGGGCTTTGTTGAGATCGCGCTGTGCTTCGGATAGTTGCAGATTTATATCGCGTTTTTCATTTTCGTCAGTAGCTAACTCGAGAAGCCGTGACAAGTTGTTAACTTCCCGCGTCTTGGCGGATATAACGCGATCTCTGCGAGCGCAATCCAACGCCTCGGTGTTTTTGGCTATGAGCGTTTGTACTGTAGCGAACTTCGCATCGGCCGCTTCGGCGTCTTTCGAGTAAGCAGACCACGCGGATAGTGACAGGACTATGATCGTTAACCATAAGACGAAGATGCCGAGCACTGTTGCCGGCGCATGTTCAGCTTCTTGTAACATTGCTTTTAACCATGTTGTAGGCCATAGATGTTTGAGGATTGTGAGAAGGGTTGTCATTAGGCACCGTTATCCGATCTGGATATTTCCACGTAATTAACTCCGTCATAGTGCAAGTATAGCCGGTCTTCCACATTGTCCAAGCTAAAGTCACCTGCCAGAAGCAGGTTCCCTGTTCCGTCCTTACAAACAACAGTACGAGCCGAATCTGCTGCACGAAGGATTAACGTCTGCCCCGGTATTCCTCCAGTCAGCGTATCCAGATCATCGCTTGAAGCGTCGGCTTGCGTGTCGATAGAATGCGTTAACGCCGTTACCGCAGCGATCCCGCCGGTAATGGTCTTCTCACTGAACGATTCTGAAGCGGGCCGAATGTTATAAGATTCATCCATATAGACAGACAGTCGACTGCGTAAATCAGTGGCCCCGGTTGTATCGGTGACATGGTTGGCATACCCATATTCTGAATCGTCGTAGTTTTCCCATATCACCGGCCCTATCTGCACCTCGTCATCTAGCGCACAGAACACTCCGCCATTGTTGTGTGCGTTTATTCTGCTTAGAACCCGTGGACCGGCATTAGTAGAATTGTGAACCCGAATGCCTATGGTGTTGTTGCCGATCTGCCCGAGCGTCACATCCTGAATCGTGATCGGACCAACACCATCAGTCGTCTCCGTGGCTGTATCGTCACCGATTTCGATGTGTACGAATCCTGAGTCCGTAGCAGCATCGGAATAATTGCCGCCGCCTGTCAGCAGCAATTGACCGGGATTGACCGAGCCCGCATCTTGCCAGCCCGCCATATCGGAAAATGCAAAGCCCCTTCCTGCAACCCCGGTCGCGCCTTCGTTCCAGCAGTTCTCCCAGGTAGCTTGCCCAATGCCGTGTCGTACCCGCCAATGAATCGGGCTGCCAGCCCCCTGACAGTTCTTGAAAGTCCAGTTTTTTATAAAGTTGGATCGCGCTACGTCATACGCAGAACCCAAATCCCAGTCGATAGCGTTGTTTCTGGAAGTGACATTGACCATCGTCACGTTGCCGCCTCCGGCCTGTACCGCATCGTACTTGATTCCCGTTCCAGCTCCGTTTCCATACGCCATGATGTCCATAAACTCGGCATTAAATATGTCCTGCAAATCCAGCTGACCTCCATCGCCGGCATTCGCTACAAACAGATTGAACCACTGAGTACCGCTCGGCGTGTAATAGGCACGAATCGTTTTCGCCGTGGCATCGTTATTCAGTATTACCAAATCGCGCATAATGGAGCCGCGAGCAGCCGTTGTATGACCATCGTGGATATCCAGCTGCCCTGATGTGAATTGAAGAACAGAACCGGAATATTCGCTGTTGTTATAGTGATTGACTTCAATCCGACCCACACCCTGAATAAAAACTTTTGCCTGCAAGCGATCAGCAGAAGCGAAGTCTGGATTGTTCGTTACATGGTAATAACCGTAGACCGTTCCCTCGCAGCGCCAGCGGCCCCACGGAACAAATGTTGGCGCGCCGCCATGAGAGTATTGATTCAATGACGCCTGAACGGCCGCCCGGTTTGTTGTTGAAGTTGTCGTGGCGCCGTAACGGCGAATGTCGCCGTAATACCAGTTTGTCGTCAGATCACCAATAACCAGGCCGGCAGATGTTTCTGCGTCGCTTATTGGAAAAAGAACAGCCCCGATTTCCGATTGTGTCAATGCATCTATGCTGTCCTGAATATGGGGTTCTTCGTAAATCAGCGCGTCCGCTGCATCGTCAATTGTCAGGTCGTAATCAACAGCTGGATCAAGAAAAACGACCGGAAACACACCAGCCGCATCGGCCACCACAGGATCGCTGTGTGGGGTAGACAAAGCAGCGTCTGTATAGGTAGCCGCTGGCGTGCTGGTTCCGGTCAAAACGAAATAGGCCTTAGCTCCGGGACTGACAGTGCCACCGACAATCGGCACCTGACGCGGAAGTTGGAATATGCGTGCCATCAGATCACATCCGTTGAGTATACGAATGACGACGATGCTGAAGTTCCTGCAATGCCCTTGTTACCGCTTCCAGTCCATAAGCCAAAATCAAAGTCTTTGAAAAAGGATACCGTGGCGCTTCCAGACGAGAACGAAGCGCATCCTCCTGAAAACTCTGTTCCATTATCAACAAGACCGCCGACCGGGACTTGTATTGAAGCATCGGACTGAATAGCGGCAGGCCAGTTGGTTATTGTGAATCCAGTGGCATCGCTCGTCCCTTCACCAAATGACATATGAATGAACACCAGCGTTCCGATCTTGGTCCAGTAAATCGTCGGTGATGAAGGTGCCGCAGAAAACCCGGTGAACGTCGGAGTAAACGAGCCTTTGGTCACAAAGGCCGTATCGAGAACCGTCAGTCCGTTGGACTGGTTTGCCGTTCCCTTCAAGTTGATCGTATCGACCGTGTTCGCTGTTCGGTCAATGACAACGGCATCAACAAACGTGTCTTTTGCATCATTCCCGACCTGTATTTTCAACTGCTCTGAATTGACGTATACACGCCACACGCCATTATTCGCAGACGCATCGGTTTCGATCAGATCGATGTACGGCGCGGCGGCCGTAAGAATCAGGTTTTGGCCAGCCTGAGACGCAGGAACATCGTCCTCGATCCATA